GCTACATGAAGCGCTTCCCTGGCCGCAAAACCAGTCAACATCATTCGAATCTCTGGTTGGGGGAAGTATGGTAGATAATTCTTCACGTATCCGCCAGCTACGTCGATGTCTCCTTGCGTGAAGAACCTGAAGATGTTTGTCAGGAAGTGTTTTTCTTGTTCGTTTAATTTGTTCTTCCAATCTTTGACATCCTCTAGCATCGGTACTTCGGTGTGCAACCATGAACTTTGTTCATGCTTCAGCCACGCATCATATGCCCATGGATATCTAAATGGTTTGAAGTAAGACCTCTCGTCCGTAAGTTTGAGGTCACTGTGCTTCTTTCTTGATTTGGTAGCCTGGCGACCACTCAATTCCTGGTTGTTCTTTTGATCTTTTTCTATTTTTACCATCATTCCACCATTTCTTTCCTTTTACGTTTTGATTGCCTGAGGATTTCAAAGCTGCTAATTGTCTATACTCCTCAGTTATGTTGCGAAGAGAACCGTAAGTGTTTCCTTTCATTCTTTGTGAGGACGCAACTCGTTCTTCTTCTGTAGGTATATGTCGTTTTGTTTGGAAGTTGTGTGTTCCTTGCTCTAATAGTTTAAGTGCAGCAGTCTTGTTTGATTTCTTCCTTTTTATATTTGCGCTGGCTATGGATTCGGGCGTGTTCAAAATACCTGGGGCTATGTTTCTATTAATCATCAATTGCATGAATCTTTCTCTACCCAGTAGACTAAAACATTTCTTCAAATACCGGGCCTCATATGATCTGGCATCTACCCGCTCTAGAATATAACACACTTCAAAACAATCCCATTGTTTTTGTTTGATGTACTTACAGGAAGTAAAGTATGTTTCTCCAAGATTAGCGCTACTCGCTCGATCAGAGTATTGGCAACCAACATAATATTTACCTGTGCTTTTTTCTTTTATTTTATAAAAATAAGGCATTCGATCCTCCTTATCTTATTTATAAAACAACTAACTTCTAAATGCAGTCAATGCGATTGTCGGTTAGTTTGTTTTTTTGTTTTTTTGATCATCTTGTTGTTGTTATTAGTTCTTCTATTAAAGTTTCTTTGGCAACATTGCCACCTACTCGCTTAACAATATTATTATTCTCATCAAGTAAAATTAAATGAGGTACGCCTCTGATACCGTATTCTACAGCAGCAGCGGTGTTCTGATCAACGTCAATCACTTCAATTGGGTACGGAAACTCAATCGTTTCCATTGTTTTTGATAAGCTCTTACATGGTCCACACCATGATGCTTCGAATTTTAGTAATCTCATATCTCTCCTATCTGATTGGCCATTTTAATTATACAGTAAAACTACTACCACACCCACACGTTTGCTTAGCATTGGGATTTTTAATAATGAACTCTTTAGTCATTAGTTCGTCCTTGTAATCAATTGTTGCTCCCTGTAGGTATTGCATACTCATTGCATCTACCATTATATCAAACTTACCAAGACTGACGTGAAAGTCATCTTCATTGGCTTGATGATCAAAAGTAAATCCGTAACTGAACCCGGAACATCCTCCGCCCTGAACAAACACTCTCAACCCTTTAATAGTATAGTCGTTTTCATCAATATATAAATCTGTAATCTTTTCTTTTGCTTTATCAGAAATTGATATCATTTATTATCCTTGAAGTTTATTATCCAAAAACCAAGTCTATCTCCGCTAGGACTAGCGTACCAGGTGCTATTTTCTGGTTGTATTGATTGTTCATCTTTCCATACAGGAATTATAGTATCTGCATCATGATTACTAAAATCATCATTCCAACGTAGATGAACTTCAATTATTCTATTATCAATATATTCAACATTTACCCATGGTGTAACTTTCCACAAATCACCTAGCACTGAAGGAAAGTCATATCTATCTTCAATCTTTTTCCAACAACTAAATCTATCCAATCTTGAATTACTGTCTCGGAATCCTTCTACAGTTGTTTGTTGTGATCCTTGGAAAAAATCAACTGATGTATGCTTACCTTCAAACCATTCACACCAGAAATATCCATCAGGTACAATATCTGTATCCTCTGGAGTAAGCCACATTTTACTGGCTCCACGACTCATCATTCTAATGTTGGTGATTGGACGAACCACATACCATCCTTCTTTTGGTACTGGAATTCCTGCTGGTCCTGCAATGTAACCACATTTTTTAGCAAGGATTAGTTTATCATAAATCCAAAGATATTCAACAGGACATGTTGGCCATACATCTTTATCATCTATCAAAACAATCATCTATCTCTTTATTAGTTCGTTAACAAAATCCAATAGCAACGTATGATGCTGACCTCTATGATAGTACCCTTTCATCCAACTGTAACTATCATACCAAAACTGTTCACTCTCAGGATGACAACCTATTAGTCCTATTCTATTTTGGATGACTGCCATATTATCACCGTTACTGTATGTTGCAAATGTCTCGTAAGGAGACATATCCCCACCAACTATTGAACAACCATCATAGAAGAACATGCTGTAAGGTTCAAACGAACCGTAACGGTCTTTCCACATAACAGGCATACGCTTTGCATGAGGTCTCTTCGTACAAGCACCAGGTCGTTTAATATACTGTACGACCTCTAATTTATCAAGTATGTTGAGATAGTGACTACCAGCCCAATATGCACCCATGCATATTCCAAGATACTTGCCGCCCTTTGTAACATATTCAATAACACGTTCTGAATTGTTTCTGAATAGTTTGTAGTATGTGTTTGCATCCCCAAATCCTCCCGGAACAATAACTAAATCGACGTTATTAAAAAAGACTTCTTCAACCCGGTTCTTTGAAAATATCTTAATGTTGTAATTATCTTGAAGAGCTTTGATTACTCCGTTGCAACTCTGTACAGAACAAAATGGATCATTAACAAAAAGAGCAATTGTTTTTTTTGTCATTGTATATTGTGTTTCTTTCTAATAATCATTCCAACATAAGTTCCACAAAAAGCACCGAGTGCTGCTGGTATCAACAACCAATGGTTAGTTGTATAGTTGATAACAGCAACACAAGCAAGAAGAAACACAACAACAGCCCATACACTAGCAGTGAAAGCCTTATTGTTGATTACAGATCTAAGATAATATGTATAGAAGATGTCTGTAAAGAACAATGCAAGGAATGTTGTAATGTATTCAAGCACAGTTATCCTTCACAAGCCAAACAAACATCATCATTCTCTGCAAGAGCTTTCAAATCAATCTCTTCAATCACTCTTCTTTCGATTTTCTTTGAAACCTTATCAGCTTTACCAATCTTTTCACTTCTGCAATAGTAAAGGCTCTTGAGCCCAGCTTTCCAAGCCTGGAAGTGTACTGCATGCAAGTATCTAATATCAACATCAGGCCTGAAGAATAGGTTCAGTGATTGAGCTTGGTCAATGTATTCTTGTCTATCAGATGCATGTTGAATCAACCAGCGTTGATCGATCTCCATACTCGTTTTGAATACATCCTTTGACCAATCATCCATCCAATCAAGATGTTGAACAGAGCCGTCATTAGCAATAATAGATGACCAGATGTCTGCATACAACTCTTCACCCTTTGGTGTTAGTACTGTACCACCTTCTGGATCCAAGTGTTTCATAATCACTCTATCCAGCCATCTGTTCTTATTCAGAGAAGACCCGGAAAGAGTATCTTGACGATAGGCGTTAGCTCTAAATGGCTCAATACTAGGACTAGTGTTCCCCATGATAATACTAGAAGAAGCGTTAGGAGCAATAGCCATAAGATGACTAAAACGAAGTCCGGTGCCTTCTGCATCAGGTGCTTCGCCTCTTTCACTACCGAGTTCAAGATTTGCCGCATCTAGTTTTTCTCTGATGTGCTTGAAGATTTGTTTATTCCTACTAACAGCAAGAGCTGACTCCCAAGGAATATTGTTCTTCTGCAAGTAAGCATGCCAGCCTAGAGCACCAACGCCGATAGAACGCTCACGAGAAGCAGAATAAGTGGCCCTGGAGACATGGACGGGAGCGTTATCGATAAAATACTGAAGCACATTATCAAGAAGCTCAGCAACGTCTTTGAGAAATAAATCATTATCTTTCCATTCGTCGTAGTATTCAAGGTTAGTAGAAGATAGACAACAAACAGCAGTACGGTCTCTATCAGTAGGAAGAATGATCTCTGAGCAAAGATTAGATTGACGAATCTTTAATCCTCTATCCTTCAACCATTTAGGCATCTTCTCATTTGAAGTATCAATGAAGTGAAGATACGGTTCACCAGTATGCATTCTTAGTTCAAGAATCTGTTGCCAGATATGCTTTGCAGAAACTGTATCACGAACTGTTCCGTCATGTGGATCAACTAGATCCCAACTATCATCAGCTTCTGGATCCAACATGCACTTTTCAATGATTTGCATGAAGTCATCTGTGATATTTATTCCGTGATGTAGGTTAGGTGCACGCATGTTGGGGTCACCAGTTGGCTTTCTCATATCAAGAAAGATAGGAAGATCGGGATGACTGATGTCAAGATAAGCAGCATAACTACCACGACGAGTACGACCTTGACGATAAGCCAAAGAAGAAGCATCGTAAATACGCAAATGAGGCATAACGCCAGTACTCTTATCATCAGCAGAACGAATTCCAAAACCAATTCCAACACCGCCCCCCAACATACTCAACCAATTTGTTTCAGATAGATTGTCTACAAGACCGGCTGAGCTGTCGTGCATGTAGTTGAGGAAGCAAGAGATTGGCAATCCTTTTTGTGTTCTTCCGAACGATAGAATCGGCGTAGAAAACGATAACCAATGTCTGCTGGCATAGTCATAGAGACGCTGTGCATGTGCTGGATTACTTCCGAATGCACGTGCTACGAATGCAAATCTTTCCTGCGGAGATTCCTCAGTGTCCAACATATAAGACTCTCTGAGTCTTTTCAGTCCGTGCTCATCAAACAACTTATCTCTGCTATAATCTAACTCGATCTCAAAATTATTCATATCTTCTTGGTTTCTTACGACAGACAAATGTACCATTGGTCTTAACCTCTTATTATTATGTTGGGTGAAATATTATTTAGAAGTGATTTCATTAGCAAAAGGGAAAAGTTCCGCGATTGCTTTTGCACATGCTAGTGCCACTTCCATATGCTCTTTTTGTGTTCCATTACTGCTTCTCAATTCAATGTAATGGATCCATGACCTAATTGTACCATTCATATAAAGGCGAGAAACCGTCATTCCTTCCGGTAAAACTGCTCTTGCTTGCTCCTTTGCTATCCCGTTATCAATCGCCCATTGATACGCCTCTTTTACCGCGTATAGAACGCGTTGTTGAGCTTTCTCCCATCCAATTGCTTTGAGACGTGCTTCGGGATTATCCAATACTAACTCTATGCTGTTTTGTCTATTAGCGGTATCTTGGAGTCTACATTCTCGTAGGACAAACGCATGTTCGAGCTCTGCCGTTGGGTCAGCGTAACGTTGGGAAAATTCCTGAAAAGAAAAGCTGCGATGTCGAAGGATTTGTCTTGCAATGTCTCTTGTGGTTGTGATTTCGATACAGGCTGAGGCCATCTCAAAGGGGCTCCAGTGCTTGTTCTTTGCAAGGTATCTAATGAGTCGTTCTGACGTTTCAGTATTTGATTGATTGTTTGGGTTTGAGACCCTTGCGCAGTAGCTGATGAGATCTTGTACAT